GTTTGCAGGTAACATGTAAGATAAAAAATAGTCAAGTTCTTCAACTTGACCATACAAATCCAAGTGTGTTGTCACATCCAATTCATGTTCATCCAAATTTCTGATGATTTCATAATTGTCTGCACCACACAAGGTGTTTAATTTGTTCAAAAGTGTCTGCCAGGTATAAGGAACAGTGTCATTCCATCTGACCATCACCCTGTTGATTCTTGATTGCAGGGTGTCATCAGATGCAGGAACAATTCCAATCAGCTTTTCAAACTTGCTGATTCCAACCAGGTTGCAGGACTGAATGAACTGATTGTTTTTAATGATTTCAGATTCATCTTCCACCAACTGAAATTCAGGATTTTCAGTCTGCATGATTTCCCTGATTTCCAGGTATTCCTGAATAAATGGTGGAAGATGACCAAGCAAATTCACATCCCTAACCATTTGTCACACCACCAATCACTGGAATTTCATATGTGCCAAGTGTCAGATTGCTTGCAGCACCATTGATTTTGGTGTTTGCAATATCCACAACACCTGTGATTGAAAGAAGTCTTGTTTCAATCTGACTGATTCTGACAATTGACTGTGAATAATTTGCCCAATCTGTTCTGACTTCCTTCAAATATGCACTGATGACATCTGTGATGGTTGTCTTTAATGATGCAAAAGAATAACCTTCATCAAATGACAAACTGGTTGACACATTCACTGGAACTTCCTGTGCAGTGTTCACTGTCACAATATGGTCAATTGGTGCAATTCCAAGACCCTGACCATCCTGTGTTGGGTCAATTTCCTGCTGCACTGTTTCAATCAATGCTTCTGATGCTGCATCAAAATTGGAATCCAGGATTGTCAGAAGAACAGTTCCACCACCATTCCAAATTGGTGTGACCTTGGTGCTTCCAACACCAGGGATTGAATTGGTCTTCTGAATATAGTCCTTTTTATTTCCACCAAATGGTTTGGTGTCAAATGTATCAAAGTATCTTGTTCGGATGCTTTCAGTTTCTTCTTCATCTTCACCAGGAATCAGAAGTTCTGTCAAATAGCATGTTTCAAGTCCTTCAATATAATTAACAGGAATCATCTGACCAAACTGTGAATTTCCTGTTTCACCGATTTCTTCACATTCCAACTTGTATTGACCATCAGCAATCTTTTCAACCACTGTATAGTTCAACTTTTCACAAGAAAATCTTGAACCAATTGGAATGTTCAATGTGGTTGGTGTGAATTCACCTTTCAGAATCGCATGTGTTGCAGGTTCAGGAACAACACCCCTTTCTGCTGCCCTTCTGATAAGGTATTCCCTGGAAGCAGTGTCTGCAAAAGTTTCTGTCAGGATGATGTCAAATTCAATATACATCAACTGCAATTCAACAGCAGCAGGTGCAAGTGCATCATAAATGATAGAACCTTCCCTTTTGTCCATGCTGTCAGGGATTCTGTCAAGCATTCTTTGAAGAATGTCTTCATAAGTTACATTTTCATACATTAGATATTCACCACCTTTTCCACATCAATGTCACCATAAATGGTGTTTGCCTTAAAAGTTACAACCACAACACCCTTCTGACTGGTGTCAAAATCAAATCCTTCACAAGAAGTGATTCTGTCATCAACAGAAAGTGCATCAATGATTCTTCTTTCTAATTCAGGACACACATATGTGACAGGTTCACCAAACAGGTCAACCAACTGGATTCCATAATTCCAGGAATAAATGATATATTCATATCTTTCAGTGTTCAGGATTTTATAAATTGCCTGCTTCACTGCTTCTGCCTTGTCACAAAATCCACTGATTCTGTTCCTGTCAATGTGCATCATGTAGTTTTTACTTGGAAGGGATTCCACTTCCAAGTTTGCTGTCAATATGCTGTTGTTACTTGGAATCATGTTATCCACCACCTATCCTGTCTAAAACAATATATTTTTGACCACCTTGCATTCTTAAAAGAATGACTTCTTCACCCTTTTCCAACTGATTGTGGAAGGTCATCTGCTTTGTTCCTTCAATGTCATGTGTGTGCTTCACTGATTGTGTTTTACTGGTGATATTGATGGAATCACCTTCACCATCAGACCCTTCAACCTTGTGGGTGTGGGTCTGTGTTTCCTTTTCAGTTGCCCATTGAACAGTCACCATTGTGGTGAATTCTGTCACATTCCTTGAAAGAACCAACTGTGATGCACCAAGGGTCATCTTTTGGTCAACCAAGATTTGAAGTGGTGAATCATTGGTGACTTTACCAAAGCACACATTGACAGGTTTGGATGCTTCAACAGCTTCTGTTGCTGCCTTTTTCATTGTGTTCAATAGTTCATTATAATCAGGCAATAAATTCACCACCCCTCAATTTCAATTCCATTGTGTGTTCATCCAGTTTGAATGTATGCTTGCAAGTTTCCACAAGCATCAAGTTCTGCAATTTCACATCACCCAAATCCATGATGACAACAACCATTGACCCTGCCCTGACCCTGGTGTCACCAATTGCACCTTTGATGGTCAGCTTCCTGGTCTTTTTATTGTAAAGGGAAAGAAGTGCATCAACCTTTGCTTGACCATTTTCACCCTTCTGCAATGTGTCATAATACTGCAACACACCCCAAGCATTCATGTTGTTGGAATCCTGTGCAATATAGACATCCCTTTGACCAGTGTCTTCATTGTCATAAATCAACTTGATTCTGTTGTATGTGTTTTCATCAATACTGGACTGATAGTCAAAATTCTGACCAGTTTCTTCATCAATCAGAAGGTTCAAACGCATGTTGTCCAAACCTTTCAGGGTCAGCTTTCCAAAATCATCATACATGACATACATATATGACTGATTCTGCAAGGTCAGGTCAAGTGCATTTTGAATGATGTCAAACAATGTCTGATTGTCTTCCACCCTGGATGCAATTTTGAATCCAGTGTCTTCAATGCTGCCTGTCTGCAATTGGAAGTCTGTTGCAATCATCTGAATCACTTCACCTGCTGTCTTGTTTTCATAGACATAAGTGTCTTTGTTCTTCAAATATCGCAATTGGTCATATGCAGTGACTGTGATGATTCTGTCTTTGTCCATCTTCTTTGAAAAGATGAAACCATAAAAAATGTTTGCACCATTCCATTTCAGTCTGACTGCATTTCCTTCTGTGATGTCAAGGGAATCATCCAGGTGAACCTTGAATGTCAGTTTCCCTGGATTTCCCTTCCTTTCAGTTGTCCACTGAATATCTTCCTGCACAACAGGGATGAACACTTTGTTTCCATTCTGAATCAGTAATTCAGCAGCCATGTGTTCACCCCTTTCTTATGCAGCAGGGATGGTCAAAACCTGTCCTGGATAAATCAGATTTGCATTCTTGATTTTATCCCTGTTCGCATTGAAAATGACTGTGTACTTTGAACCATTCCCATAAAATTTCTTTGCAATGTTCCACAAGCAATCACCTTTCACAACTGTGTATGTCTGATTTGCAGGTTTAGGTGGATTTTCAGGTGGTCTGACAGGTTGCACAACCACCTTTGGTTTTGTGGATGCAAACTGGATATTGCATGTCTTGGTGGAAAAATCTCTGTATTGTTTCAGCTTGATTGTCACCATGACATCCATTCCATAAGATTTTGCATCTTCCTTGATTGTATAGGATTCCAAAGAAACCTTCATGTTTGTGTCAAACAACATCTTTCCATTTGGAAGTGTTCTTGTGACAATAAACTGAAAAGGTTTCTTATTAGTTTTCATGTTTTCAAGTTCATCCAGGAAATACTTTGCATTTTGGAATTCTGATCTATAGATTGCAAAAGGATATTGCACATTTGGAAGAAGCAGGTCAAAACTGACATCAGTCAGTCCTGCCTGCTTCAAGATGTTGACTTCCCCTTCATTGATCAGGGTTATTGTTTTATTTTTGTTTCCAATTTTCAGTTGTAGTTTGGAAGGTGCAATTGGACAAAGCATCTTCCCCATGTAAAAGTGATATGCCATTATTCATGCACTCCTTCCCAATGAAAACCACCACTGGTTTTCTGTTTGTTTTTCAAGCACTTACCTATGCCATGAAGGTGTGTGTATCGAATTGCTTCACGAATAGATTCATAAATCACACCTGTTTCAACGCATCTAACCTTCTGTGAAATTTTCTTTTTTGCGTTCCCATAGGTTGT